CTATTACACACGCAGGAGAAACCTTTAAGGGTTTGCGGATACCTAAAAGAACGCCAAATGCCTCTAAGTCTCATGCGGTGTTAATAGGTACTACTAAAAAGCCGGAGATAATTAGGTACGGACAAAAGGGTGTTAAGACTAATCAAACAGTAGGTCAACGCAATGCATTTGAAAACCGCCATAAAAAGAATATAGCTAAAGGTGAAACAAGTGCAGCATATTGGGCTGCGAAAACTAAATGGGACCCATCCAAGACAAAATCATCGTCTAAGAAATGGGTAAAGGGTAGTTAAATGGCAGGAACAAGTAAATTAGATGCAGTCAACACGATGCTTTCTGCTATTGGTGAAGCACCAGTTAGTAGTCTCTCCTCTGGCTTGATTGAAGCAGAGATTGCAGAGACTATTCTTAACACAGTTGACAGAGAAGTGCAGTCAATGGGCTGGCACTTTAACACAGATTTAAATAAAAGTTTCGCTCAGACACCAGCAGGTGAGATATTACTCCCCGCTGATATTCTTAGAGCAGACGCTACGCTGAAAGCTAATTCACCAAACTTGGTGCAGCGTGGTCTAAAAATGTATGACAGGACTAATCATACCTTTATTGTTGGTACTGATGTAGCCCTTGATGTTGTGGTACAGTTAAACTTTGATGACTTACCTGAGGTAGCTAAACGATATGTAGTGCTACGTGCTACTCGTGTATTCCAAGACCGTGTTGTGGGTTCAGATACCCTGCATGGTTTCCAGAAGGAAGACGAGAACATGGCTTTGATGGAGTTGAAAGACTTTGATAAGGCTGCTGATGACCATAACATCTTTGACAACTATGATACCTTTAGCATTATTGATAGGCAGGGACGGAGAACAATCTAATGGCACTCATCAGTCAATCTATCCCAAACCTAATTAACGGAGTATCACAACAACCACCATCATTACGTTTGAATACTCAAGCAGACTTACAAGAAAATGGTCTGTCTAGTGTTGTTTCGGGTTTGTCTAAGCGTCCTAGTTCACAGCACATTGCTGACCTAGGAGTTATTTCAAACCTAGATAAAGCATTTATCCACACCATTCGTAGGGATGAGAATGAGTTCTACTCTATGGTGGTAGATACTGCTGGTACTATCAGGGTGTTTGACAAGGATGGAGTAGCTAAGACTGTAACAAACAATGCACCATCATACCTGTCTGGATTGACTAATCCTAATGAGGAGTTATCTGCTGTCTCTATTGCTGACGCAACCTTTATTATTAATAAGAATGTCACAGTAGCTAAAGCAGCTACACGATCCCCAACACGTAATCCAGAAGCCTTGGTGTATGTCAAACAGGCTGACTATGCTTCTACGTATCGTCTTAAGATTACTAAGGGTGGAACCACACAAACAGTAGAATTTGCTACTAAGTCTTCTACTCAGGCTAATACAACAGATACGCAGAACGCAGAGCGTGGTGCATCTACTGATTTGATTGCTCAGAATTTAGATACATTCTCAGCTACTACCGTTGATAGTACTTATTATAGAAATATTACAAATGCTAGTGCTGTTTCAGGTATTACTATTACTCGTTATGGATCAGTACTACATATTCAATCTACTAACAGTACAGACTTCCAAGTAGAAGTAGGTGACTCTCATGGTGGAGATCATCTTAAAGTATTCAAGACTGAAACACCAGACTTTAAACAGTTGCCTATTGAGGGTCCAAACGATTTTATTATTAAAGTCTCAGGTGATAATCAGAAGGCGCAGGACGACTACTACGTTAAGTTTACTGACGGAGTGTGGAAGGGAACTGTATCCCCTGATGTGGAGATTTCTTTAGATAACTCTACAATGCCACATAAGTTGTCAAAGCTTATTAGTGGTAACTTTCAGTTTGATGCTGTTACTTATGCTAATAGAAAAGTAGGAGATGATAACACTAATCCCTTCCCATCATTTGTTGGGTTTAAGTTAGCTGACATCTTCTTTCACAAGAACAGACTAGGACTACTAGCTGACGAGAATGTTATCTTTGGTAGTGCAGGTGAGTTTCTTGAGTTTGATTTCTTCCGTAAGTCTACGCTAACCATTATTGATAGTGACCCCATTGATGTGGCAGTGTCCTCTAATAAGGTTAGTATTCTTAAACACGCTGTACCATTCAGTGAGTCCCTCCTACTCTTCTCAGACCTAACACAGTTTAAGGTAACAGGTGATCCTGTACTTACCCCTGAGACTGTTGACGTAGCTAACACTACAGAGTTTGAGACTAGTCTTAGAGCTAAACCAGCAGCAGCAGGTAAGTATGTTTACTTTGCCTCTAAGCGTGGTGCTTGGTCTAGTATGTGGGAGTACTTTGTAGATACTGATACCGATGTAAATGATGCTAATGAAACATCCTCTCACATCCCTGAGTATCTTAATGGTGAGATTATTAATATCCAAGCCTCATCCAATGAAGACATGATCCTACTACAAACCAGTAACGATCCTACAGCTATCTATGTGTATAGATACTACTGGTCTGGTAGAGAAAAGCTACAGGCTTCATGGTCACGTTGGGTATTTAGTGGTGATGTTGTTAGTATGTCCTTTAATCGTGCTGATGTTTATATCCTAATTAAACGTGGTACAAACCTATTCCTTGAGCGTATTAACCTGTCAGTAGACGAAGCTACTATTTATACTACAGGAAACTTTTCTATTCACTTAGATAGAAGGGTTACTCTAGAAACTGGTGGACTTACCTCTGTTCCTTATACAGATACCAATATAACTTATATTGACCAGACAGGTAAGGTAATTACAGTTGGAGATGTAGCAGCTAAATTAGCTAACTCTGAGAAAGTGTTTGCTGGTATTCCGTTTACGTTTAAGTACCAGTTCTCAGAGCCAGTACTAAAGCAGGAGAACAAGGCTATTACCACAGGACAACTACACTTAAGAAACTATGCTGTTGTTTATAATAACACAGGGTTCTTTAAGATTGTCCTAAGACCTCTAAAGCGACAGGTGTATACACGTACCTTTACAGGCCGTGTGGTGGGTAGTGGTGCTAATATTCTTGGTGCTGCTGCTATTGAGTCTGGTACATATCGCTTTGGTGTAATGGGTCATGCTAGTGAAACATCAGTAACAATCGAAAGTGATAATCACTTACCATGTGTATTCCAATCAGCAGAATGGGAGGGCTTCTTTGTCCTTCGTTCTAGGAGAATGTAATGAAAGTCCAAGTGAGAGCAAGTACTCAGTCTGATGTAGACCATCTGGCTACAAACTTAAGACCAGAGGATACTGAAGAGGTACTTGCCTCACATGGCGATGTTAAGGAAGCCTTACAGCAAGGACTAGATGAGTCAGAAGAGTGCTGGACTATTGTTGTAGAAGAAACAGGTGAGCTTGCTGGTATCTATGGGCTTGTAGGATTAGATAATTCTATAGGCATACCATGGCTACTTACAGCACCACCAATAACAAAGGTCTGGATGCCCTTCCTTCGTGGTTCTCGTAAATGGGTAGAAGAAGCAAACAATAAATATCCAATCCTAACTAATGCCTGTGACGCTGACTACGCTGTTGCTATTAACTGGTTAAAGTTTGTAGGATTTACGTTTATTAAAAGGCATGAAACTTGGGGTGTAGGAAACAAACCCTTTTTAGAATTTGTGAGGATACAAGATGTGTGACCCAGTTACTATGGCTGTGTTGACAGTTGCTCAAGGGGTTTCTGAATATCAACAAGGAGTGGCTCAGGCTCAGTCTGACCAAGCTAGATTTGATGCTAACAGACTAGCAGCTAACGATGCACGAGATTTAAAGATACAGTCCCTTAATCAGAGGGCTATTCAAGAGAATGAAGCAGCCGCTGAAGAGAAGATGCGGCTAGGTATCCAAGCCCTAGAGGGCGAGGGTGCAGCCTTAGTAGCAGCAGGTGAGTCTGGTGTTAGTGGTTCTTCAGTAGACTTACTACTACAGGACTATACAGCACAGAAGCTCCGTGGTATTACTACCATTAATAGAAACCTAGAGAATGTAGAGAAACAGATTGAGCTTGAAAAGCGTGGTGCATCTGCGGAAGCACTAAACAGAACTAACTCTCTACAACAGGGTGTCATGCCAAACTTCCTAGCTGCGGCTGTAGGAACTGCGGCTAGTGCTACTGCTGCTTATAATGCGGCTGATGTAAAACAACCTAGTAAATACAAGTCTACTTTTGGTGATGAAATAGGTTCACAAAACTATACCTATGGTTATAGTGATTCAGTGGGTCAGGGTGGAGGACAATAATGGCTAGAAAACCAGTAGAACGGCTGCGGCCTTCTGCAAGACTACAAGCTGTGGCTCGTCCAGTAGAGACATATGTACGTCCTGCTGCACAACCAGAAGCTACAACAGGCTTGGGTGAGTTTATCTCCGCTATTGCACCAGCAGCTAAGACTTTAGCTCAGATAGAAAAAGAAAAACAACTAAAGCTTCAGCGGGAAGCTGAAAGAGGTATAGCTGCGGCACGTGCCTTTGACGCTCGTTTAGGTGCTGGTAAAGCATTAAGAGCAGCCTACGAGGATTTTAACGATCCTGCAAATCAAGAAGCTTACCTTAACATGACCGATGAGCAGGTCAGAGATAAACGTGCTGAGATTATGCAGCCATTCTTTGACAAAGTTCAACAGTCTGGTGATGATAAACTTGCGTTAGCTTTCCAGCAGGATATTGAAGTAGGTAACTTAGACTTTTTCACAAAGTCTTATGATCCTTTAAAAAGTCAGTTTGATTTAAATAACTCTCTTAACGAAGTCTTTACAGAAGTGTTGGCTATTCAAGACAACCCTATGTTAGATGACAGCCTTAAAGATAAAGCTACAGACAATCTTTTGAAAACCTATCAGGCTGCAACAGGTACTCCGTGGAACGCTATTAATGAGTATGCTGTTAAGACTACAGCCAATCGTGTTTCTCAGGATGGACGTACTTCTCTTTATAGATGGTTGAAGAAAGAAGGACAACTAGGAGTTTCAAAGTATCAGGATACAGTCCGTACTATTGACACTCGCCTAGCCTCTTATGATAATGAACGCTTAAAGTTGGGTAAGGATGAGTTCTTTAGTACAACAGTTCGTAACCAAGTTCTAGGGTATCTACAGAGTCAAGACGCTATGTCTTTAGGAGGTAGTGTTACTTTTAAGGATGGTACTAGTCGTGCTGTTAAAGATGAAGACCTTATTGCAGGTATTCAAGCTGTAGCTAGTCAATTAGGAATGACAGAGAGCGAAGCTATTAACCAGCTTTACCGTCCTCTAAATATAGTACCTACTGAAGATGCTAACGCTATCATGTCAGGTAAGTCTTTACTATCCTTTGGTGATACTACAGATGAAAATGTTATGCTTATGTCTAAAGCTTACATAGCATTTAAGAAACTGGATGGATACAAATTTACTATTAAAGATGCTCTAATGAGTTCTGATGAAAAGAAACTTATGAGAGCTATGGACTATCTACTTGAGAAGAAGGGTGTTGGTCCAGATGGTCCAGCTATAGGAGCAGTACGAGAAGCACTAGAGATGGTTCGTACTATTGACCTTAGCACTCCTGTTCGTAAGGCAAGCACTACTGAAATTCAGAACGCTTTGGATCAGGGTATTACTGATATTAGTGATTTTGATGAAGTTAAAAATACTAATGTTATGCTACCCTATATTCAGGATGGCGTAGACTTATATATGCAAATGGGTATCCCTCTTATTGAGGCTACTAAACAGGCAGTAAAGGATGCTCGTAAAGACTTTATTGTTGTAGAAAGTAGTACAGGAACTAAACACGCTTTACCTATCCTTAATACAGCTATAGATCGTAAGGGTAATGAGGTAGCGCAGTTACAGTCTTACATTAACGAGGAAGCTCAAAGACCTAGCACAGTTGAAGCTATTGCTGCTCGTGGTGGTACAGGTGTTGTATTACAACGTACCACAAACCCTAAGATGTTTAACGTAGCTGTTGTAGATGAGAACGGTCTCCCTGTAGGTAGCTTAGGTGACATACCTATGGACGTTGCCTTAGACCCTAAAACAGTTAAGACTATGATAGCTGAACGAATAGCACGTACAGTAGAAAATGACGTATATGTATCAGGTCAGATGGGTGTTATTCTAGAGCCTATAGAAATGTTTGACACTGATACTACTGTAGCAGCTAAAACACCTACTTTAGAAAGTATGGATGTACAGACCATTCCTATTGTTACTCAACTACCAGAAAGTTTTGATATAAAGACTGGTAGAGAGATACAAGATGAGGGTGTAAATACTGGTTTGTACTTGTATGAAGGTACTCTTCCAGATGGTAGTACTACGTTCTATAGATCATATCAGAAGCCTGAAAAGGCATTACCACCAGAAGCAAAGGTTACTATTCCTTCTGCATTAGAAGATATGGCAGCAAGAGAAGCACAGGAAGCAGATGAAATTGCTCCTGCTGCGCCAATAGAAAAACCTTTCCTAGAGAGCTTACGTGAAGATGTAAACGATATTAGGTCAGTCCTACAGAAAACTTTTGGTTATGAGAAGATTGATGCAGATGGCATTATGTCTGAAACAATAGACAAGATGATACCTGTAATCTCCGACTCAGCAGGTGGAGTAGGTGAGTTCTTTGATGAAGCCTACAAGAATACTAAGATGAAGCTAACTAATAACAAAGCTATCATTAAAGCTAGAGAAATTCTTGATGACTTCCCAGAACTAATTAGTGAACTTCAACTAGATGTACGAGGTTTGTTTGCTCGTGGTAAAGCCAATCGTGGCATCACAGTAAAAGAACAGGCTACTATTGCAAGGAGTATTATTGCTGTGAACGAGGCATCTGAAAAGCAGTACGACATAGAAACCAAGCCACAGCTTGATGAGGTCTTGGGTATTGCTGCACAAGCTAAGAATACTACACCAGATGTAATTCTTAACACTATCATTAAACCTATAGCCTTCCACGAATCAGATGGAACTCTTGATCCTAATCTGAAACAATATGGTGATGGCCCTGCTCGTGGTCTTATGCAGTACGAACCAGATAGATTTAAAACATCTATCAATCGTGCTGTTAATTACTATAATAAGCTTGGTCAAGAAACACCAGCATGGATTACTGAGATTGATGTGAGTGGTGATAATAAAGCTATTCAGAAAGAGATTACATCACTGTCAGGTAATCAACAGATGGCACTGGCTGTGCTTGATTTGTTGGAACATCCACAAGCTAACATTGGTATGGTCACATCAGGTCAGCAGTCTATTGAAGACTTCTGGGCTAACTATTGGTGGGCTGGTAATGCAAGTGACAGGAAATCCAGAATTAAATCTTTCCGTAAAAGTTACGAAAAGTATCAACAGGAGTAAATGAATGGCTGACGAACTCTCTCAAGAAGCTGCTAGAGCCTTCGGAGTAACAGAAGTACAACCTGTTCCGATTGTACCTACTGTCTCTGAGGCAACACTTAGAGCAGAAAGAGAGAAGGCACTGAAGACTGACAAGGATGTTAGTTTCCTAAGTCTTCTTTCAACAGCAAGGCAGGAAGAACATATTGATACTACTCTTCTTCGTAATAAGTACCGCTTTACTGGTATGCCTAAACAGCCTGTAACTGACTTTACACCAGAAGTAACTGAGTCTCTTGTAGGAAACTTAGATAATCCTGATGCTATTGAAGAAGTCTTAGAAGCTGCTAAGGATGTTAGCTATGACTATGCCATGCAGATGTCAAAGGACTTTCAGCTTACTCAAGCAAACAGACTAGAACTAGAAAAGGCTGGCTGGAAGGGTACTCTAGCCACCGTTCTAGCCGCCATGTTTGACCCTTCGGAACTAATAGCTATTGGAGCTACTACAGCAACTGTAGCGGCTGTCAGTGGTCCTGCTGCGCCTGTTACAGCACCAGCTACGGCTACTGGTCTTACAGCTAGACGAGGATATAATGTCTATCGTGCTACTAAACTAGGAGCAGCAGTAGGTGCAGGAGAAGCAGCAGCCTTTGAGGCTATCCGTGCTAGACTAAAGTATGATATCACAGGCGGTGATGTACTACTGGCTGGTCTTACAGGCGGTACTATTGGTGGTACTGTTAGTGGCGTAACTACAGCATTTGCTAGACATAGAAAGGTTCAGGAGCTATCACAGAAAGTAGCCTTAGGTGAGGAACTCACCCCTAATGAGAAAGCTTTCTATGATGCTAACAATGTTGATAGGCTTACTCAACGCATTATTGATGAAGTGGAACGTAGGGGAGACTTAGATGATATTGATGCAACAGATGTTCCAACACCTGTTGGAGCTATTACAGAGGCTGAGGCTAGGGCTACCTCTAAACAGTTGGGTGGCACAGTTCTTGCCCCCCTTCGTAAAAGACTATCTGTCTTCAACCTCACGAAGAACTCAGAGAATGGTTTTGTTCGCGCTGCTGCTGATAGGCTTGGTCTTAATAGCTCAGGTAACGTAGATCGTACTGTTGTTGGAGCATCAGCCTCAGAATATAAGGCTATGTTAGAACATATCTATCGTAGCAGGTTTGCTAGAAGCCTATACATTAACCGGAAGGCGTGGTCTAAACGCACTGGTAGAGACTTAACAGACTTTAACATCCTTGTCTCTAAGGCTATTCGTGGTGGACTAAATGATGTTCTAGACCCTGAGGTACGCAAAGTTGCTCAGGATGTTATGGAGCAGCAGACTGAGTTAGGTAAACTAGCTATCAAGCATAATGTTGGTGGATTTACCACAGGTATACTGGATAACCAACCTAACTACCTACCACGACTGTTTAGTGATGAACGTATTACAGCACTGCGTAATAAGTTTGGCGATAAGACTGAAGCAGCAGTAGCTGAGTTAGTAGAAAACGCTGTACGTAAGGCTCAACCTGATATTGAAAAGAACTTATCTGCTGATGTTATTGGCGATATGGCACGTGGCTATGCTAAAACAATTCTCTCTCGTAGGTTTACTACGATGCACAGAGGATTTGAGTTTACAATGGAAGACTTGCGTAAATCTATGCAGGATCAGAACCTTCCTGATGCACAGATAGATCAGCTTATAGATACTCTGACTAAGAATACTAGGGTCAAGGGACATAAGCGTTCACGGCCTCGCCTGTTACTAGACGAGAACACTAGTATTGATGTCCGTATGGATGATGGTGGAATAGAGCAGCTTAAGTTTACTGACCTACTAGAAGAGGACATTGAGAACCTTAACAATGCTTATGTCTTCCAGATGTCAGGTGCTATTGGACTAGCTCGTAACGGTATTGATACCAATGATGTTGGTAGTTCTTTAGAAACTTTAATTACTAAGATGCGTAATGAGGCTCAGGTAATTAACCAGAGTCCAGATGTCCTTAATAAAGAGATTGAAGCACTACAGTTTATGTATGATGGGATTACAGGACGCTTAGGCTTTAAAGAGGGTGATCCATCCTTTGGTACACGGCAGACCCTACGCAGGATGCGTGAGGTTAGCTTTATGATGCACATGGGTATGTCAGGTATGGCAGCACTCATGGAGTTGACTAACGTACTTATGGAAAACTCTTTGCCTGTACTACTCAGGAGTATGCCTCAGTATCGTAAGATGATGAAGATTGCTGCTGATGGTAAACTGGACAATGCTCTACTACGAGAACTAGAAGAACTGACAGGATTAGGTACTGATGTTCTTACTGGTAAGTTCACACGTGTTAGTAGATTTGAAGGTGACGCTTTAGATATAACGGATGATGCTAGGATCACTAA